GCCCCCAAGCCGACATCGGCTTGACCGGGCGCAAGCTGATGGTCGACACCTACGGCGGCTTTGTCCCTCACGGCGGCGGCGCATTTTCCGGCAAAGACCCGACAAAAGTTGACCGCAGCGGCGCATATATGGCGCGGTATATCGCCAAAAACATCGTGGCGGCTAACCTTGCCAGCAGATGCAAGGTTAGCATTTCATACGCCATCGGCGTAGCTGAACCCGTCACCGTAGATGTGGATACCTTCTGCACCGGCACGGTGAACGATGAAATTCTCTCAGCAGTAATGAGAGAAATATTCGCCCTGCGCCCGGCGGCAATCATCAAGGCGCTGGACTTAACCGAACCCGCATACGGCGCAACCTCCTGCTACGGTCATTTCGGCAGAGACGGATTTGCGTGGGAGCGCACCGATAAGATCGCAGAACTTAAAGAAATGGTGATGCGCGGAAGGACGGTGTAGCGGCTTATGGCTAATCCATTCAAAAGGCTGTTCGGATTCCACTCCCGTGATAAGCCTACAAACAAGGTGGGTGGCTCCTTCAACTTCCTCTTCGGCGGCACCACGTCGGGCAAAGCGGTCAACGAGCAGACCGCCATGCAAAATACAGCCGTTTACGCCTGTGTGCGAATCCTCGCCGAGGCAATCGCGGGGCTTCCCCTGCACGTTTATGAGTATACCGACAGCGGCAAACAGCGCGCACCCGACCATCCGTTATATTATCTGCTCCACGATGAGCCGAACCCTGAGATGACTTCATTCGTTTTTCGCGAAACGATGATGAGTCATCTTTTGTTATACGGCAACGCCTACGCGCAGATAATCCGGGACGGGCGCGGAAATCCGCTGGCGCTGTATCCTCTGCTGCCGAGCAAGATGGAGGTCAGCCGCTTGCCGAACGGGGAACTGGTCTATTCGTACAAACGCGAAAAAGAGGAATCCCGCGAAGACCCCGCCGGAGGGACGGTGATTCTGCAAAACAACGAGGTCTTGCACATCCCCGGCTTGGGCTTTGACGGTCTTATCGGCTACAGCCCCATCGCCATGGCGAAAAACGCCATCGGTATGAGCATCGCGACCGAGGAGTATGGGGCTAAGTTCTTCGCCAACGGCGCGAACCCCGGCGGCGTCCTCGAACACCCCGGCGTCATTAAGGACGTGCAGAGAATCAAGGACAACTGGAACAGCCAGTATCGCGGCGGTGAAAACGCCCATAAAATTGCCCTGCTGGAAGAAGGGCTCAAATTCCACGCTATCGGCATTCCCCCGGAACAGGCGCAGTTTTTACAGACCCGCAAGTTCCAAATCAACGAGATAGCGAGGATATTCCGAGTGCCACCCCACATGGTAGGTGACCTTGAAAAATCCAGTTTCTCAAACATAGAGCAGCAGTCGCTGGAATTCGTCAAGTACACCCTTGACCCTTGGGTGGTGCGCTGGGAACAGAGCTTGCAACAAGCCCTCATCCTGCCTACCGAAAAAGGAAAGCTGTTCATCAAGTTTAACTTAGACGGTCTGCTTCGCGGCGATTACAAAAGCCGGATGGAAGGTTATTCTACCGCCCGGCAGAACGGCTGGATGTCGGCGAATGACATCCGTGAGCTGGAGGACATGAACCGCATCGACCCCGCCGAGGGCGGCGACTTATACCTCATCAATGGCAATATGCTCCCGCTCAAGGACGCGGGGGCGTACGCGAAATTAAATGAAAGCGAGGACACCACATGAAAAAATTCTGGCAATGGGGAGTTCGAAACGAAGCCGACGAATCCCGCACCCTCTATCTCAACGGCCCCATCGCGGAGGAAACATGGTGGGGCGACGAACAGACTCCGGCGGCGTTCAAAAAGGAACTCATGTCGGGCAGCGGCCCCGTTACGGTCTGGATCAACAGTCCCGGCGGGGACGTTTTCGCGGCGGCGCAAATTTACAATATGCTGATGGACTACGCGGCGCCCGTCACCGTAAAGATCGACGGCATCGCGGCTTCGGCAGCCAGCGTCATCGCCATGGCGGGCGGCGAGGTGCTAATGTCCCCGGTCAGTATGTTAATGGTGCATAATCCGGCCACAATCGCCATTGGCGACAGCGAGGAGATGCTCAAAGCCAAAGCCCTGCTGGACGAGGTCAAGGAGAGCATTATCAATTCGTATAAATTGAAAACAGGACTGTCCCGCGCCAAGCTTAGTCATCTTATGGACAACGAGACATGGATGAACGCGAACAAGGCGGTGGAACTTGGCTTCGCCGACAAAATCATGTACGCGGATGACGCGGAGCCGGAAGACACCGGGCAAAGCGTCATTTTCAGCCGCGCCGCCGTCACCAACTCCCTGCTCGGCAAGATGCCGAAACCCAAAAACCCCGAACCCGCGCCACAGGGCGTACCGTATGAGCAGCTGCGCAAGCGGTTGTCTCTTATCTCACACTAAATAATTGGAGGAAATGATCATGAGTAAAATTCTCGAACTGCGCGAAAAACGCGCGAAAGCGTGGGACACCGCTAAGGCGTTCCTCGACACCCAGCGTGGCGACAACGGGCTTCTTTCGCCCGAAGACGCCGCCACATACGAAAAGATGGAGGCTGACGTTGTCGCCCTCGGCAAGGAAGTCGAGCGGTTGGAACGTCAATCCGCGCTGGACGCTGAGATGGCGAAAGCCACCAGCAGCCCCATCACCAACAAACCCGGCGAACCGAAAGGCGAGGAAAAACCCGGCAGAGCCGCCACCGCGTATAAGTCGTCCTTCTGGAAAGCTATGCGCAACGGCGACATCACCCCGGAAATCCGCAACGCCTTGCAAATCGGCATCGACACAAAGGGCGGCTTCCTCGTCCCGCAGGAGTTTGAGGCCACGTTGATTGCCGGTTTGGAAGAGGAAAACGTCGTCCGCAAGCTGGCGAAAATCATCACCACCGGCGGAGACCATCAGATTCCCGTCATCGCGACAAAGGGCACCGCTTCGTGGGTGGCCGAGGAAGGCGCGATCCCCGAAAGCGACGACGCCTTCGGGCGCATTACTCTGGGCGCGTTCAAGCTGGCGACTACCATCAAAGTGTCGGAGGAACTTCTCACCGACAGCGTTTTCAACATTGAGCAGTATCTCGCGGAGGGTTTCGCCACCCGCATCGGCTCCAAGGAAGAAGAAGCCTTTATAGTCGGTGACGGCGCGGGCAAACCCACGGGCATCTTCCACACTACCGGCGGCGGACAGCTTGGCGTAACCGCCGCGAGCCAGACCGCCATCACGCTGGATGAAATCCTCGATTTGTTCTACAGCCTGAAAGCGCCCTATCGCCGTGACGCCGCGTTCCTCATGAACGACAGCACGGTCAAGGCACTCCGCAAGCTGAAGGACAGCACCGGCCAGTATATCTGGCAGACCAACGTCAAAGAAAACGAGCCGGACACCATCCTCGGCCGTCCCGTCTTTACGTCCAGCTTTGTCCCCGCTATCGCGGCGGGCAAAAAGACCATCGCTTTCGGCGATTTCAAATACTTCTGGATCGCCGACCGCGAGGGGCGCAGTTTCAAGAGGCTGGATGAACTCTACGCGATCACGGGACAGGTCGGCTTCGTGGCCACCCAGCGCGTGGACGGCAAGGTCATTTTGCCGGAAGCGATCAAGGTGCTGGCGCAAAAGGCGTAAGGAAAGTGGGGTGAGCGGCATGACGACAATCACAAAACTTTTACCGAAGGTCAAGGCAAACCTTATATTGGAACACAAGGCGGACGACCGAATGATTAAGGGCTTCATCCGTGCGGCTGTTTCCTACGCGGAGAGTTACCAGCACCTCGGCGACGGTTTCTATAACGAAAACCCCATGCCGCCCACCACCGAGCAAGCCTTAATAATGTTATCGAGCCATTTCTACGAAAGCAGAGATGGCTCGACGGCTGGCTTCTTCGGCGATAACGTACAAGCCGGGCAGCAGGTATGGAATACCGTCAATATGCTGCTCCGGCTGGATCGTCAATGGAATATTTAGATTTCTTCTATACGCTTAACGACACGCATCGTTCTTGGGGAGAGATGGTCAAAGCGGTAAGCGGACGCTGATTGAAACTTTGTCGCTCTGCTGTTTTTAGGCAGGTCTTTCTGTCTCCACACCGTGTATCTGAAAGGCTCAAGGATTGTTTTAATCATTAATCCGACAGCCTGTTTGGTGAAGTTGTCATCAAGGGTGTTGGCGTGTTCCTTGCTCGGATCGGCAAAGATGTGTTCGATGTTTTCAACTATCGGCGAGAGGGCGGGCTTTCCCGCGTCGCTTGCTTCGAGAAGCTGAACGAGAACGAAATCCTGCGAGAGGAAGTTAAAAGCGTAAATCATATCCTCGTCATCGGTGAACTTCTTGCAGTTGGGGTTTTGGTTCAGAAAATCATTAAATGTGGCTAACATGGCAATCGCTCCTTCATTATGTATTTTTACTTATCTATTATAACATAACTGAAATCGGTTGTCAATAGGCAGAGTAAAAAATATTTGAAGGGAGGTTTTCCATGAGCTACGGCAAGATGACTGAGCCATATACCCTCGTATCGACTATACCCGTCAAAGATGCGGAGGGTTTCGCGACCCAAGGCGACACCATACTCGCCACAGGCAGGGCATATTTCGAGCCGAAGAACAGCACTGAGAAATGGCGCAACAACGCCGTTTTCGAGGAAGCGAACGCAATGTTTCGTTTCCGTGCCATCCCCGGCCTTATCGTGGATACCACAATGGTCATCCTTTGCGACGGAGAACGGTACAACATTATATCCGTCGAGGATGTTAAGGGACGCGGGATGTATCTTGAGGTTTTTGGAAAGGCGCAGAGACCCTCTGTGGGGGTGAGCGGCAGTGGCTAAGTGTTTGATGCAGATGCCCACCGAATTCCTCGAACGGATTTCCGCGTTGGGTGAAAAGACTGACGAAATCGTCCCCCGCGTCCTTGACGAGGGAGGCAAGGTTATGCTGGCAAAGGTCAAGGGTAATTTGCAAGCGGTCATCGGCAAGGGAAAATATAAATCCCGCGCCACGGGCGAACTTGTGAACGCGCTCGGCGTTTCCGGCGCCCGCATGGACAGAGAGGGCAACTACAATGTAAAAGTCGGTTTCGCCGAACCCCGGCGGGACGGCGAGTCCAACGCCAAGCTCGCCAATATCATCGAGTACGGCAAGCATGGCCAACCAGCACGACCATTTCTCAAACCGGCAAAATCGGCGGCGAAAGCGGAATGTATGCAGGCCATGATTGACGCGCTCCAGCGGGAGGTGGACGGCATATGAGCTTTTTAGAAGAAATAAACAGCCTGATAACCGGGTTGAAAATCCCGGTGGAGACGGGCGTGTTTTCCGGCAAAGCCCCGGATGAATACGTTGTCGTCACCCCGATGGCTGACGTTTTCGAGCTTCACGCCGACAACCGCCCGCAATACGAAACACAGGAGGCGCGGCTTTCGCTTTTCAGCAAAGGCAACTATATCAAGCGCAAACAGCAAATCACCAAAGTCCTGCTGGACGCGGACTTTACCATTACTGCCCGGCTTTATGTCGGGTATGAAGGCGACACAGGCTACCACCACTGGTGTGCCGACATCGCCAAAAATTATGAAATGGAGGAATAAATCATGGCGACAATAGGTCTCGACAAGTTATATTACGCGCCAATCACAGAGGCTCCCGCAACAGGAGACGAAACCTACGGGACGCCCGTCATGCTGGCGAAAGCGATCTCGGCGGAGTTGTCCGTTGAGCTTGCGGAAGCGACGCTCTACGCGGACGACGGTCCCGCAGAAGTGGTGAAGGAATTCAAGGGCGGCAAGCTGGCTCTTGGCATTGACGACATCGGAAAAGCGGCGGCCGAGGTTCTTACGGGGGCGACCGCCGATAGCAAAGGCGTCCTTATCTCAACAAGTGAGGACAGTGGGAAACCCGTCGCGGTAGGTTTCCGCGCCAAAAAAGCGAACGGTAAATATCGGTATATGTGGCTCTACAAAGTCAAGTTCGGCGTGCCGTCCGACACCTTGGCAACCAAAGGCGACAGTATTGCCTTCCAGACCCCGAAAATTGAGGGAACGGTCATGCGCCGGAACAAACTGGACAGCAAGGGAAATCATCCATGGAAAGCGGAAGTCACAGAAGGAGAGACAGGCGTGGTCGGGACGGTTATCAGCGGCTGGTACACAACGGTATATGAACCCAGCTATACCGGAGGAGGCAGCGGCTAATGTATAACGAAGAAACAGCTCCGGCTGTTGATAAGATTTTACACGCGGACGGTTCGGTGACAACCATGGCGGGCGAGGTTATCCTCCCCGCCGACCAGAACCGCGCGGAGGAATATCAGAACCGCGCAGCTATCGCCGATAAATGGCTGCATCCGGACGGTTCGGTCACGAATGCGTTAGGTTTGGTCATTTTGGAAGCCGATGCAAGCCGCGCACAGGATTACGCCAGCCGTTTGGCGGGCGTGGCAGCTTTCTTCCCCCAGGGCGGTGAACCATCAAGCACAGGCGAACCATCGGTTGGGGATAAACTGCCAACCGGAGCAACGGATATCACCGACAGCACGACAACATATCTGCTGCCTTATGCTCACGGCAAAGAAATTCTGCCGAATGTGTTTGCATTTGAAGAAAGTGAAAACACCTTCCTCTTGCTTCGTGCCCAGATGCATCCGGCACAGGAATTTATTGAAAGCAATCAGCCGATGAACGACACGGCGGTTGCCATTTTAGAACAAGGAGGCGCATGATGAACAAAATCAACGCACATGGTCAGGCGACAATTCGCTTGACCGACACGTCCACCGGGCGCGTGAAGAAAAAAATCACAGCAAAGAACAAGCTCAACGCGGACTATGCGGCTGAAATCAAGAACAGTTTGTTCAATCCAAATGTCGCCACAACGGTATTACTGTCCGATTACGACCAGCCCGCACCGGGCAACGGCTTTATTTTTCCCATGGGACATTTTTTAGGCTACGGCAAATACAACAGCGTTTCAAATAGCATCCACCAGGGCGCATGGGCGGCAAACTTTGCTGTGATGAACAAGCAAGAAAACGGGCTGACCTACAGCACGTTCTCCTGGGACTTCACCGACGCGCAGGCTGTGGGTACGCTGCGTTCCCTCTTTTTGTATTTTGATGCCGCCACTGCCAGCCGGTATCCCGCAATGATTCCGCCCGCACCTGTCACATGGAGCGGCACACCCCGCTGGAGCGTGGAAAACAAGCTGATGGATACCGTGGCAAAAACCGCGACATCCTTTGCCGTATCCGATTTCTATACCAAGCAGGTCGCAACCCGCGCGAAAATGAACACCCTAACCATGTCCGGCATTGCCCGCGACGTCGACAATGGGCATATCTTCATTTTTGACGCGCCGGACAAAAAGCTGTATGAGTTCGAGAGCCTTGACGTTGACATGACGACACCCAATGTCATAGCCGAATATCCCTGCGCAAAGGCGTTTTTCGGCAAGGGCATCATCAAAGGTGGGAATCTGTTTTACCTAAGCGGTAACGCAGACCCCCTTGATGCCGAAGCCGCCAATCCCACAGGAACGGAGCTCTATCTGTTCCGCTACGCTTACAAAACCGACGCCGTTCCCGTACAAATCGACACAATGACCTGCGCGGAGGCCGGTATGGCAAAATTCCAAGCCGATGCCGCCAGTGCCTTCATTGACGATTGCCTTATCCACCATAATTCCGTCGTGGGCAACTACCCCGCGCCGGTCATCCGCATTACGGGTAACACAGCCAAAATGGGATTCACAGGGGTGAACTACGCCACCAGCAGTCTCAACAACATGATTCAGCGGCCATCACCCAACAGGCAACTGCTGATGGCGGGCAACCACACCGCAAACATCATCAAGATTCCGCCCATGGCGGTTTCTTATTTGTTGTTGCCGGAGCCGATTGTCAAGGACGACAAACACAGGCTGTCGGTTTCCTACACCATTTCAATTCAAGATTAAGGGGATTTACATTATGGATAACAAAGAAAGAACCGCCGTCGTTGCAATCGGCGGCACGGAGTATGAGCTAATACTCACCACAAAGGCAACCAAAGCAATCGCCGGTCGCTACGGCGGCTTGGAAAAGCTGGGCGATAAGCTCATGAAGGCTGAGAACTTTGAAATGGCACTGGATGAAATATGCTGGCTGATCACTCTGCTGGCGAATCAGAACATTTTGATACACAATATCAAGAATAAGGATAAGCCGAAAGAACTGCTAACCGAAGACGAAGTGGAACTGCTCACAACGCCGCTTGATTTGGCGGCCTGCAAGGCAGCGATCACCGAGGCCATGTTCCGCGGCACCAAACGGAACATCGAAAGCGAGGACGACGGCTCAAAAAACACAACAGCCGAGTGACGGACGAAGAGACCTTCACTCGGCTGTATTATTACGGAACAGTCCAAATGGGCATGAGCGCGGATGATTTTTGGCTATGCCCTCTTGGGCTGTTTATGGATTTATGGGAATGTCACAAACAATATGTCGGCATTGCAAAGCCGAAAATCATTTATGACATTGACGATGTCCTTCCCGCCGGGTTGGACTAACAGTAGCATCCTTCGCTCTGGCAGCAACCCGGCTTTACCGCTTCCATGGCATAAGAAGCGATATAACTGTCTAACGCGCCGTCCAGAAGCCATGAGTTTACAATCTCCGCACTGTTGTCCTTGGGAGTCATTTGGATGTTGATGAACCCGGCTTCCGACAGCATGGACACAAGGGCGTCAATATGCTCCGCGCCGCCGATACAGCTTGCGATCATTCCGAAATCATCTCGCAAATCTTGGGGTATTTCAGCTATGGCTACCACATCGGACGTGGAAATTCTGCCGCCCGGCTTGAGCACCCGGAACATCTCGGAGAAAACTTGTGCTTTATCCGGCGACAAATTGATCACGCAGTTTGAGATGATCGCATCCACGCTTTCGTCAGCCACGGGTAAATGTTCAATTTCGCCCAGACGGAAGTCCACATTTGCGTAACCCATCTGCGCCGCATTTTTTCTCGCGAGGGCAATCATGTCCGGCGTCATATCCACGCCAATGACGCGTCCGGTTTCTCCTACTTGCTTTCTGGCTAGAAAGCAGTCAAAGCCGCCGCCGCTGCCGAGGTCAAGGATAGTTTCGCCCTCTTTCAGTGCCGCGATGGCGATGGGATTCCCGCAGCCCAAACCCATGTTGGATGCAGACGGCGCGTCAGAAAGATCGTTTTCGCCGTACCCCAACATGGCAGCTGTGTCCTGAGCGCTGTTGCAACTGCATCCGCCGCCGCAACAGGATGGCTGTGCGCCCTGTGCTACTCCGGCGTATCGTTCCCGGATAAATTGCCGTACTTCTTCGTTTCGGTTTGTCATGAAAAATCCTCCTACACAACATTTTCGCCGAGCAGTATCTTCGGCATGGTTGTTAAACAGCGATTCCACCGTTTGTAGAACATCTCCAGCGCAGGCTTGCATAGCCGTGCGTGGGCTTTCTCGTCCTCACAGACAAGGTAGAGCATATATGTGACCTTCCCCACATAGCGCGTCAGACGAATGGGCGGCTTTCCTTCCTTGACAGCATTGAAGTCCTCCTGCCGATGCGTCCGCTTGATGTATTTAACATCCAAGATACCTGGCTGCGTCATGTAAAATGCGGCAACCTCTTTCATCAAGGTTTCGATTTCCTCTTGCTTTTCGATTTTTGCTTCGTAGATGCAGATTTCGTTGAACATGGTTAAGCTCCTTTTGATTGTTTTGATTACAGCAGTAATTCCAAAATCTCGGCGGCGTCTCGCACCATTTTGGGGCAAAGTCGTTTTACTTGAGTAGCGGCTTTGGCTTTGTCCCCGGTTATAAGATTTACGCCTAAAATCTCTTCGCATACGGTTGTGTGATTACGCTCTTTGAACCTCCGGTCAAACTCCTGCACCATCGCATAGGTCTGTTCCTTGCCTTCGGTATCGTTTGGAGAATTGTTCCCGAATTTTAGACCAATTACCAAGTACGCGCCGGATACGGCACCGCAGGTTTCGCACATTCTGCCCATCCCGGCACCCAGTCCGCTTGCGATTTTTAGTGCGAGTTCTGTATCCAAGCCGAACTGACCGCCGTATGTTGACAGGATTGCTTGGGAACAGTTAAAGCCTTGATTAAAGCACTCAACCGCTTGATTTACCTTGCTTGTGTTCATTAACAACACCCCCCGGAATTTTCTTTCTCGGAAGCGCATTCTTCCTTTGCGGTTGTGATAGTTTGCAAAAAATCTTTGAAGCTCTGCGCAACCTCGCCGTCAAGCGAATAATACGTCCATTTACCCTCTTTGCGCCCGGATACCAATCCGCAATCGCAGAGGGTTTTCATGTGGTGGGAAAGCGTCGGCTGAGTAAGACTAAAACGCTCCAAGATTCTGCAGGCGCAGAGCTCACCGCAAGAGAGCATATCCACAATTTCAAGCCGGTTAACATCGGCGAGGGCTTTGAAAAGTTTTGCATTTTTTTCATATTGATTCATCAGATGATCTCCTTCATATAGAACTGTATCTATATGATAACACATCGTATAGATGTTTGTCAATATGTAAATTACATTTTTTCAGAAAGGGGGCGGCTTAAAGTATGGCTGGTGATAATTTATCCGAGTTCTAAGATAAATTGTCATATCCCATAAGTTTAGTTATCCTCCTAACTCCCGGCGGGCATAGTAAATCCGAGGAATTCGGATTGAACTCCTCGGATAATTATTAAGGCGTGTCTATCTGCGATAAAGAAACGGCATTGCCAGCGGCAAAGGCTGAGGATTGTCGTTAGCGGCGATTTTTTGGAGTGGTTTTCTCCGATTGTCAAGGTATCTATTCGCTAATTCCGGAGTCACCGATGCATATACACAGGTAGTAGCGACGGAAGCGTGTTCCAAAAACGCTTTAATTGCAACAAGAGAATCTCCCGCCTCAAGCATATGGACGGCGATGGAATGCCTGAAAGAGTGTGGCGAATAACGATTCTCCTTAAAAAGATGCGGATACTGTTCCTTCGCTTTGGCAACATACTTTTTAACAATTTCTTCAACGCAAGCAATAGACATATGCTCATTTGTTTGGCTTGAAAACAGATGTGTGTCTTTGGCGGACGCCCGCGTAATGTCAAAATCCCGGCTTCTCAGATATTCTTTGAGAATTTTAGTGCAATTGTCGGGGATGGTCACTACACGGGATTTGTTTCCCTTGCCCGTTAACCGTATCTTTGTTGGAGAGCCCAGCGATATATCGTCCAAAGTAATATCGCAAAGTTCCTGCGCACGCGCCCCTGTTGCGTATAATAAACTTAGCAGGGTCATGTCGCGTCGCCCGATCGCCCGTGATATATCCGGCAGCTTTAACAAAATAGCAATTTCTTCCATAAAGAAGTGCTTTCCGTTGAACCCAATGGTTTTAGGCTCCTTCTTTTTAGGTATCTGCGTCACACCTGAATGAAATGGCAGAGCCAAGGAAAAGGATTTTTTTGCCGTAAATTTCGCAAAGGTGACGATGGCGGCACGTCTGAGGTTTCGTGTCTGCACGGAGCAACCGCGATCGCGCTCAAGGGACAGCAGGAAATCCACAATTGTATCTTCCGACAAGGATGAAAATGTCACCTTTTCAGGAGTAAGGCTTTTTGTGTCATATAAATATTGAAACAAAAGCTGAAAAGCGTATCGGTAGGCGGTAATGGAATTTTCACTCAGCCCTCTCACGTTCGGGAGATATTCAATGATAAATTCTTCAAGAAGCGTCACTACTTCATTTGCTTTTTTACTCATTCGAAAACCACCTCCGGAAATACAAATTGGATGGCTTTCGCTGTCCTCTCCTGTGAGTCCGTATACACAGTATAGTCGGACGTTAAATATTTCTCCGTTCCGTAAAACGATTCGTGTCCCAGATACGCGGAGAGATAAGGCGCGCATTCTTCAAGGACGCGCCCCTCTGCCACAGCCTTTTGAAACGACTTAAAAGTAAAAAAGTGGCGGAGCGTATGCGGAGAAATACATCGCTCAAACGGCTCTTTTCGTTTGTTGTTGATGTTGGCTTTTTCGATAACCTTCCCGAACCAATACCAAAAGCATCCGGTCAGATACGGTTTTCCGGCATTTTCAAAATTTGCGAATAAAAAATCTGATCTATTGCCATCAGGGAACCGTCTATCCTTGTACAGTTGTAATAAATCCGTCAGGGAATCGCTTATGGGTACGCACCGCTGCCTATTGTTTTTGGCTTCTAAAATAGTAATGATGTCGGCATCAAGATCAATGTTTTCCCAGCGCAACGCGAGAGCTTCACCCACCCTGAGTCCGCAGCCATAAAGCACACGCAATAAAATCGGAAATATATAGGCGGTTTCCGTTTTCGTATAGCTTGCTTTAAAATTATCTGCCACCATAATAACAGAAGCGAATTCTTCATCCGTAAATGTATAAGTTACATGGGAGGATGATGCACGACAAAAGTCAGGTTCATAAGCCGGAATACCTAATGCGGTCAAATAACGGGTAAATACGCGGATACGCGCGATAATATAGTTTTTTGTGACCTCTGCGGCAGAAAGGGTTTTCAGCCATTCCTGCAAAAGGTCATTCGGCAGGGATTTTTCGATTACTTTGGATTTTACCATATATTCATCAAGGCTCCTGAAAGTGGATATATAGCTCTCGGTATCTCTTTGGGCGCCGCGAAGCAGATCCAAGTAATCATACATTTCCTGTGAAAGGACACTTTTGAAAATAATATCCATTTAAGCGTCACCTCCGCAAGTCAAATAGTGTTCAAGCCGTCCGCTTGGCAGAGGGATTTCCAAAGCACAGGTTCTTAGGCTTTCAATCGAAAACTCCACATAATGCCGTGTTGAGTTTGGATCGACTTGCCCCAAAAGAGCCCGTACCGCTTCATAGGGTACATTTTCCCCGACGAGCTGACTTGCAAAGGTCATCCTTAACGCGTGGGAACCGTGATGCCGGTGTCCGAAGTCAACATTGGTCTTTTTAAAGTTCCTCGCCACCATATGGGAAATGGCTTGCCTCGTGAATTGGTGTCCGAAACCATCTACAAAAATATAGGGTGCGGCACATGGCTCACGACCGTTGTTAATATAATCATGCAACGCATCAGATACTTCTTTTGTTAATAACAATCGGTGCGGCACGGATGTTTTGACTTGGATAAATTCGACTCGCTTTTTATCAAAATCTACATTCTCAAATTGTAGATTACTGATATCAGAAGCTCTTAATCCAAGCCGAACCGCTATTAAAACAACGGCGTAATCACGTTTTCCTTGCGGGGTGATGGTTTCTATACAGTTTAATAACTGTTGGATTTCATCCTCGCTGTAAACTGACGGTATTGGTTTTCTTTTGGCAGGCCTTATTAAAACGCTTGAATAGTCAGCTTCCACGATACCCGTGTCCGTCAAATATCGAAAAAATCGCCGCGCGTGTGCTACAAAGTGACCTTTGTTTGTTGATTTCAAAAAAGACGCTATCAAGGTTCGCGGATCGATGTCGTTCCAATCTTTTACTCCTTGATTGGTAAAATCAATCAGCATTTTTGTGCAAGAACGACGATAATCGGCCACGGTTATTTCCTTTAATCCCTCTTTGCCGATCCTTGATAAAAATTGTTCGAGGACTTCGGCAAATTGTTCAGGGCATTGCGGGGGCTGCCATGAGCTTCGATACTTTTTTAGCTTGCGCGGGGGACGCTGCCAAAGGACGGAGCCATAAAGATAATCATTTAAGCGCCTAATAGCAGCTTTGCGCCGATCCGCCGTGGAATGTCCTTTGTACCCTTTGCATTTTTCTGCTTCGAAAAATGCATAACCTATTTCAGGTGAATACTCCGTGTGGTCATTAGCGGCGGCGTATTCAATGAGTACATCCATGCTCCTGCCGTATGCATTTTGTTTGCGCGGGTCGGAAATGTTGTTTTTAACGCATTCCATGTAGCCGCTTTTGAGGTCTTGCCAGTAGTTTTTGCTTTCGGTGTTCATACTGTTTACTCCAATCATAATTTATTGGAATCATATTTTTGATCCCTGTAAACAGTATAACAACATTTAATAATTATCCGAGGAGTTCAATCCGAATTCCTCGGATTTACTATGCCCGCCGAGAGTTAGGAGGATAACTAAACTTATGGGATATGAAAATTTCGGACTCAAGATAGGGGTCGAAGGAGAAAAACAATTTAAACAGGCGTTATCGGATATCAACCAGTCGTTTAAGGTTCTCGGCTCTGAGATGCAGCTTGTGACCTCGCAGTTTGATAAAAACGACAAATCAGCCGCCGCCCTCACTTCCCGGAACGAAGTCCTCAATAAAGAGATAGACCAGCAAAAAGATAAAATATCGACCCTCAGAGCCGCGCTTGAAAACGCGGCTTCTTCTTTCGGCGAAAGCGACCGCCGCACCCAAAACTGGCAGATTGCTTTAAACAAAGCCGAAGCCGAACTCAACGGCATGGAGCGAGAACTCGGTCAGAACGAAAAAGCCTTGGAAGATGTCGGCGAAGAGATGAAGGACACCGCCAAAGACAGCGACAAGCTGGGCGATGAGGTCAAGGACAGCGGTAAGGACGCCGATGACGCGGGCGGCAAGTTTGAGAAGCTGGGAAGCATCGTCAAGGGCGTGGGCGCCGCCATGGGCGTTGCTTTCGCCGCCGTGTCGGCCGCCGCCATCAGCGCGGGCAAGGCTCTGACCGATATGACGGTAGGCGCGTCACAATACGCAGACGATATCCTCGCCATGTCCTCTGTCACCGGCATGAGTACCGAAAGCCTGCAGGCCTATCAATACGCCGCCGAACTGGTGGATGTGTCGATGGAAACCCTATCGGGCAGCATGGCGAAGAACGTAAAATCCATGTCCAACGCCAAAGACAGCACCAAAGGCGTGGGATTAGCCTATGCGCAGTTAGGTGTGGATGTGCGGGGTTCCAATGGTGAGCTTCGTGATGCGGAAACCGTGTATTGGGAGGCTATCGACGCCCTCGGCGAGATACAAAACGAAACCGAGCGGGACGCGCTGGCCATGCAGATATTCGGCAAGTCCGCCCGCGACCTCAATCCGCTCATAGAGCAGGGTTCGGCGGGGATCGCGGAACTGACCGAGGAAGCCAAAAACATGGGCGCGGTCATGAGCGGCGACTCTTTAAACGCCCTGGGCAATTTCGACGACAGCGTCCAGCGGTTGAAATCCGGCAGCAACGCCGCCAAGAACGCCCTCGGTATGGTGTTACTTCCACAGCTTCAAATTCTCGCCGACGACGGTGTAGGGTTAATCGGACAATTCACATCCGGGCTGATGGAGGCAGACGGCGATTGGAGCAAAATCACCGAAGTCATGAAGGAGACTATATCCGGGCTGGTGGATTCGCTTATGAAAGTGCTGCCCGACATCATCCAGCTTGGCATGGATATCATCATGTCGCTGGTCACCGCTATCGTGGATAATTTGCCGACCATCGTGGAAGCGGCGTCAAATATAATATCGACGCTTTTACAGGGGTTGGTTCAAGTCCTGCCAAAACTGGTCGAAGGTGCGTTACAGCTTGTTATGGCACTGGTACAAGGCATCATCGAAAATCTACCCGCGATTTTAGAAGCCGCCATTCAGGTGGTTCTTACGATAGTGCAGGGTATCACGGACGCGCTGCCGAAACTCATCCCGGCTATCGTACAGGCGGTCATCACAATGGTGCAGGCGCTGATTGACAACCTCCCCATGATACTGGACGCGGCGTTGCAGCTTGTCCTCGGTCTGGTCGAGGGTATTTTGGCGGCTCTGCCGGAACTGATCGCCGCGCTGCCCGCCATTATTATCGGCATCGTTGATTTTATACTGGGTGCAATCCCGCAAATCATCGAAGCCGGGATTCAGCTTTTGACATCATTGGTGGAAGCTCTGCCGGACATCATCACTGCTATTGTGGAAGCCATACCGCAGATTATTGAAGGCATCATTACGGCGGTCATTGACGCGATTCCGCTGATTATAGAGGCGGGAATCAAGCTGATTGTTTCGCTGATACAGGCGTTGCCGCAGATCATCACGACCATCGTTAAAGCAATCCCGCAGATCATATCCGGGATTATCGACGCCGTCATCGGGAACATCGACAAAATCATCATGGCAGGCGTTCAGCTTTTCGTGTCGCTGATTGAGAACCTCCCGACCATCATTATTGAAATCGTCAAGGCGGTGCCGCAAATCGTGACTGGGCTGATTGACGCTTTCCTGGGGCTTCTCGGCAAATTCGCCGACATCGGGAAAAACATCATTACGGGTATTTGGGACGGCATCAAAAACATGGGAAGCTGGCTGTGGGATAAATTCAAAGGGTTCATTAAGGACACCCTCGGCTGGGTTGCCGATATCCTGGGCATTTCCTCTCCGTCTAAGGTTTTCCGTGATTTCATCGGTAAAAACATGATGCTCGGACTCGCCGAAGGCGTCGATGAAAACGCCGACGAAGTCTACGATTCGGTAAAAGATGTAGCGAAGGAACTGGCGGATACCGATCTGTCCTTATCGCCTGAAATTGACTTCAACACCGACGACTTAAATTTGCCCGATTTAAACACGCCGCTGAAAATCAATTCCATCTTCACCACGGCATTGGACAGCGCAGGCGCGGCGGTTTCCCTTGCTGACCTGGGCTATAAGCTGGACGGCATTGCGGGGATTATGATGCAAATGTTCCCGGCATTGCTGGAGGCATTGAATGTAAAAGTCGTGCTGAATGATGGGACACTGGTCGGTAAACTTGCGCCGGAAATTGACCGCAACCTTGCGTTATTAAGGAAGAGAGGATTGGTGAGCGTGTAATGAACTCTTTTACTATAAATAACAGTATCAACTCACGTACCGCGTGGGGACTTCGGATCACCGAACCGCCGCTGATTCCCCCGGCAAAACGGATCGTGGAATCGTTGACCATAGACGGGCGCGAAGGTTCGCTCACCATCCTCAAGGGTTGGGAGGACGTGACCTTCAGCATGAAAGCGGCGCTCATCGGCTCGAACCTGCACCAGCAATACCGAACCGTACTGGCGGCGCTCCTTGCCGCCAAGACCATCTATTTCAGCGGCGACCCGACCGTTTATTATAACATCAAGCAGGTCAGCGCCGGGCCGCTTGAACGGAGGCTTTCCGCTTTGAGCGAATTTTCGGTGTCTTTTATCTGCGCTCCGTTTCGGTATATGCGGAATGTTTCGCCTGTTACCATGACGGCAACCGGGACGGTAAACAACCCCGGTTCGGTTTACTCTCTGCCGAAAATCACGGTCTACGGCACGGGCAGCCGGACGCTGACCATCAACGGCAAACCGATCATTCTGAACATTCTGTCCGGCAACCTTGTGTTGGACAGCGAACTTAAAACTTGTTATTACGGCAGCGTGGCGCAGAACCAAAATATGAACGGCGACTTTCCCGTGTTCAGTGTCGGCAGCAATACCGTCACGCTGGGGACTGGTATCACAAAATTAGAGATAGAACCGCGCTGGCGGTACATTTAGTCACGGGCAGGAGGTGATTTTCCGTGATCGCATATTTTTATAAGAACGAAACGAACTTCACGCATAACGGGCTTGGCGTACTGGATGATCACATCATCGACCCGGTCGTGACCGAAGAAATCAATGGTATCTTTAAACTGGAGTTTGATTACCCGACCCACGCGAATCACGGCAACGGTCTGATCCCTGAGCGGAGCGTCCGCTGCCCTGTGCCAAATATGTCGGATCAGCTTTTCCGCATCGCCGAGCGTGAAGCCGCTATCGGCGGTATTTTTCATGTGGTGGCGTACCATGTGTTTTATGACCTGGCGCAGAATTTTATTGAGGACACCTTCGTCGTCAATAAAAACGGCGCGCAGGCAATGGTGCAGATTTTAGGAGCGACGCAGTTTACCCACGGATTCACCAGCAACTCCAATATCGGTGCTTACAACAACGCCCGTATGGTTCGGCTCAACGCCGCCGAAGCCATACTGGACGGCGGCACGGACAACAGCTTCTTATCCCGTTGGGGCGGTGAGATCATCCGCGATAACTTTTTTATCAGTATGCAGACCGTCCGTGGCAGCGATAACGGCGTATGTATCCGCGACAAGAAAAACCTTACCGGCTACCGCTCAAATGTGGATTTCGGCACGGTGGTCACCCGGATCATGCCCCAGGGATATAACGGGCTGCTCCTGCCGGAAAAGTATGTGGACAGTCCGCTCATCGGCAATTATCAAACCCCGCGCATTCGGGTTATAAAATACGACAAGGTCAAGGCGCTCACCGGCAATGAGACGGGCAATCCCCCGGAGGACGCGGTGCCGCTTAACGAAGCCTATGCCATGCTTCGGACGCTGGCGGCAAAGGAATACAGCGTAAATCACATTGACGTTCCCGCCGCGTCTTACAAGGTGGAGTTTGCGCCCCTTGAGAGAACGGAGGAATATAAAGAGTTCGCCGCGCTGGAGAGCATCAATATCGGCGACACGGTCAAGGTCGTCCATGAGGAGGACGGGCTGGACATCACCGCCCGCATGATCAGTTATACCTACGACCCGTTGGCGAAAGCGTATATCGCCGTCAACCTCGGCAATGCCGAGCCGAAATTCACATCCACCGTCAGCGAGATGCGTTCTGTGGCCGTGGACGCCGTTCAAAAGGCCGCCGAGAACGGGTTGATAGTTTTGCCTTCCGCAGGCAACGACCGGGCGGTCAATTATTACGGCTCGGTTCAGCCGCCGAATCCT